AGAGGAGTCAATTTGCAATTTACCGGTGATAGACTCCAATTTGAAGATTTAACATTACGAGTTAACATAACTGAAAATCTAGAAAATTATATTGAAACGTTTGATTGGTTGCATAACGTAGCTCAATCTAAAAATTCAGAAGATTTAAAAGTTGATGCTACACTTTTAATCTTATCTTCTCATAATAATGTAGTAAAGGAAGTAGAATTTAAAGGAGTGTTTCCAACAGCAATATCTCCTATAGAATTTGACGCGCAAGCTGATTCAATACAGTATGTGCAAATGGATATAAGTTTCTCATATACGTATTTCGAATTTAAATAATCCTTTACTTTTTAATAAAAATATGATATAATATAATAGTATGAATAATTTGCAACAAATATTAGAAATGTGGAAAACCGATTCGGTTATCGATGAAATGAATTTAGATGAAACATCAAGAGATTCCGCAAAACTCCACGGTAAATACCTAGAAATACTTTCAGTAAACCGCATGAAACTCAAAAAAGCTGAGCTTGAATTTAAGGTGCTTCTTAAAGACAAATGGATGCATTATAATGGCAAGATGAGTAAAGAAGAAATGGACGAAAAAGGTTGGGATTATGACCCACTTAATGGATTGACAGTTTTAAAAGGTGATATGGATTATTATTACGATTCTGACCCTATCATTCAAGAAGCTCAAGCTAAAATAGAATATCTTAAAGAAGTTGTTGATACAACTAAAGAAATACTTGAAAATATCAAGTGGAGACATCAAAATATTAAGAACATGATTGAGTGGAGAAAATTCACTAGCGGAATCTAATGGATAGTATAACCATTCAAAAGAAGAACGAAGTCTTTTTAAATGTTCAATGCGACCCATCAATTGAGATGGAATTATCTGAACACTTCCAATTCTTTGTACCAGGATATAAGTTTATGCCAGCATATCGTAATCGTATGTGGGACGGCAAAATAAGATTATTTGATAGTAGAAAGAAAACATTATACACTGGACTATACAAATACTTATGCGAGTTTTGTGACGTGAGAGATTATAACCTAGAAGTGATAGAATCACCCCAATATGGTACACTCGAATCCGCCCTCAGCCCTGACATTGAAGGGCTATTATCAAAATTGTCCCTTTCTGTGAATGGGGCTGATATAACACCTAGGCAATATCAACTTGAGGGACTCTCGCACACGCTTTCAAAAGAGAAAACCTTATTGTTATCACCCACTGCCTCTGGGAAGAGTTTAATCATATATTTAGCAATAAGATATTACCTAGATGTTTTTGAAGGTAACGTTTTGCTTATAGTACCTACGACATCATTAGTAGAGCAAATGTATTCTGATTTTGGAGACTATTCTTCTAAAGATACTTGGTCTCATGAACAAAACTGCCATAGAATATATTCAGGTAAAGAAAAGTTTGAAGTAAATAAAAGAGTCTTTATATCAACTTGGCAGTCAGTTTATAAATTACCTCAATCTTGGTTTGCTGATTTTGGCATGGTTATAGGAGATGAAGCTCATAATTTTAAAGCAAAGTCATTAACATCTATTATGGAGAAATGTACTAATGCAAAATATCGTATGGGTACTACTGGAACATTAGATGGAACTCAAACTCATCAGTTAGTATTAGAAGGTTTATTTGGTCCAGTATATCAAGTGACTACTACAAAAGAATTAATAGATAATGACGATTTAAGTCAATTAGATATAAATATATTAATATTAAAATATAAAGAAGAATACTGTAAACAGATAGTAAAAGAAAAATACCAACAAGAGTTAGATTTTATTGTGAGATACGAGCCTCGTAATAATTTTATAAGTAATCTAGCTTTAGACCAGAAAGGTAATACATTGATACTTTTTAATTATGTAGATAAACATGGTAAACCTTTGCACAACTTATTGCAAACACGTATGCCAAAAAATAGGAAGTTATTTTACGTATCAGGAGAGACAGATGTCGATACAAGAGAATCAGTCCGTGAGATTACTGAAAAAGAGAAGGACGCCATTATTGTTGCTTCCATTGGAACTTTTAGCACTGGTATTAACATTAGGAATCTACATAATATTATCTTTGCTAGTCCAAGTAAAAGTCAAATTAGAGTCCTTCAGTCGATTGGGCGAGGATTAAGAAAGAGTACTGATGGACAGAATACTAAGATATATGATATCGCAGATGACTTACATTGGAAGTCTCAAAAGAATTACACATTGCAGCATGCCGCTGAAAGAATAAAAATATATTCAAAAGAACGATTTAATTACAAAATGTTTGATATAAATATATAATATGGAAGGATTAAATATAAGACATTTTAAACTGATGAATGGCGAGGAAATTATTGGACTCGTTGCAGTAACAAATGATGATAATTATATAGTAGAAAGACCAGTTAAACTGCATCCAAGTGTATTGGGTGGAATGCAGTTTAGTTCTTGGTTTCCTTTCAGCGAAGCAAAACAATTTAAAGTACTTAAGAGTAATATAATACAACATGTTTCTATAGCAGAGTCTATCAAAGAAACGTATGTGCAGTTTGCTCTTAAAATGGATAGACCCGTTGAAGCTGTTCAAACTAAAACAGACCAAGAAATCTTAGAAGAATATGAGAATCGCTTGGTCAATGATTATGCTGAAGACGGTATACCGGAACTGGATAAGAAGAGAACTATACACTAATTAAGTATACCTCTATCCTCCCGGATACTATATTATTATATCATACTTTTGTGAATTTGTAAACGGTTATTTCACTAAAAAATAAAAAAAATATGTTTACATTTAAGTGAAAATATGTTATAATATATTATTATGGAGATAAATTATGGCACAGAAATTAAAGCCTAAAGAAAAGCCGCATTACGTCAATAACAAAGAGTTCTCTCAAGCAGTTATGGACTATGCAGTTGAAGCACACACAGCAAGAGAGAACAATAAACAAGTTCCAACAGTAACAGACTATATTGCAAAATGCTTTATTCGTATCGCTGAAGGATTATCACACAGACCTAACTTTGTTCGATATACTTATCGTGAAGAAATGGTTATGGATGCAGTTGAAAACTGTTTAAGAGCAATTGGTAATTATAATATCGATACTGCTACAAGAACAGGTAAGCCAAATGCATTCTCATACTTTACTCAAATTTGTTATTTTGCTTTTATACGTAGAATAACCAAAGAAAAGAAACAACAAGATATTAAATTTAAATTCATCGAAAAGATGGGTATTGAAGATTTTGTTGCAATGGGTATGGATAATGCAGGTGCCGAAGAAACTATGGCATATGTTGATACATTAAGACAAAGGATTGGTACTATACGTACTAAAGATGAAGCTATTAAGAAATTTGCAAAAGAGGAGAAGAAGCGAGAGAAAGAAAAACTTGAGCTGTTTATGTCATGAAAAAAATGAATACAAAGCAAAAGAATAGGAACAACGTTATCTCAGCTAAACGATTTCGTCATGCGCAAAAGAGAAAACCACATGTCAAGAAAATAATGGCATCAATGAATAGGATTAAACTTGCTCATAGAAGAATGGAAAGAGCTCAAAGACGTTTAATTAAAAATGCTATAGCAGCAAAAAGTCAAGGAACAGTACTATGAAAGTAGCTATATTGAATGACACTCATTGTGGTGTCAGGAATAGTAGTGATATATTCTTAAAGTATCAAGAACGCTTTTATGAAGAGGTATTTTTTCCTTATTTAAAAGAACATAATATTAAAAATATCCTACACCTAGGAGACTATTATGAGCATCGCAAATTCGTCAATTTCAAAGCTCTTAATCAGAATAGAAAACATTTTCTTGAACCTTTAAGAGATGCAGGGATTACTATGGATATTATTCCTGGCAATCATGATGTTTATTTCAAGAACACAAACGAACTTTGTAGTTTAAAAGAATTACTAGGCTACTTCACGTCTAATGTTAATATTATTATGAAGCCAACTGTATTAGATTATGATGGACTTGGAGTAGCAGTAATACCTTGGATTAATAATTCGAATTATGAAGAATATACCAAGTGGGCCATGCAATGCAAAGCTCCAATACTTGGCGCTCATTTAGAATTAAAAGGATTTGATATGATGGCAGGGATGCCTAATCCACATGGTATGAGTGCTGATGTATTCTCAAGATTTGAAATGGTTTTATCAGGTCATTTTCATACAAGAAGTTCTCAAGGTAATGTAACGTATCTTGGTTCTCAAATGGAATTTACTTGGGCTGATGTTGATGACCCTAAGTTTTTTCATGTACTTGATACTGAAACAAGAGAGATTACACCAGTTCGTAATCCAATAACAATATTTAAGAAAGTCATATATGATGATTCTAAAACTAATTATGATGAAGTAGATGTAAAACAATACGAGAAACATTTCATTAAACTGATTGTTATAAATAAAAATGACTTATATATGTTTGATAAGTTTATTGATAGATTGCAGAATATAGAAACATATGAGCTCAAAATAGCAGAAAGCTTCGAAGAGTATCTGGGAGAAAGCGTAGAAGACGAGAAAATATCCCTTGAAGATACTAATCAACTTCTAGACTCGTATGTTGAAGCTGTAGACACGGACTTAGATAAAGAACATTTAAAAGTCGAATTAAGAAAACTATATACTGAAGCACAAAACTTAGAGGTAGTATGATACATTTTAAATCATGTGAGTGGGAGAATTTCCTCTCCACTGGTAGTGACCCCATAAAAATACAATTAGATAGAACACCAACAACATTAATCGTAGGCCAAAATGGCGCAGGTAAATCTACTTTACTTGATGCTCTTTCATTCGGCTTATTTGGTAAACCACATCGTGATATTAAAAAAGACCAAATGATTAATAGTATCAATAAGAAGAAAACATTAGTAACAGTTGAAATGACAATTGGAAGCCATGACTTTAAAATCGTAAGAGGAATCAAGCCAGGTAAATTTGAGATATATCAAAACGGCAATCTGATTAACCAGGCTTCTAATGCTAGAGATTATCAAAAGTTTCTAGAACAAAATATTCTTAAGCTTAATCATAAATCTTTTCACCAGGTAGTTGTACTTGGTTCATCTTCGTTTATACCATTCATGCAATTACCAGTATGGTCAAGAAGAAATATTATAGAAGACCTATTGGACATCAATATCTTTTCAAAGATGAATATGTTATTAAAGGAAAGAAACTCTAAAATAAAAGATGAGTTAACTGATATTAATCATCAAATAGAAATCTTTAAAACAAAGCTTGATGCTCAAAGTAAATATATTAAAGATTTACAAGAACTTAATGATGACCAGATTGAAAAGAAAAGAGATTCAATTGATGTATATAAAGAAGAAATTAATAAACTCTTTGATGAAAGTAAAACGCTTGGAAAGAATCTCTCAGCATCTATATCAACTGAAGAGAAACATAGTGGTGATATTGTAAAGAAAATGTCTCAATTAGATTCTTATGATATGCAATTTAATGATAAGATAAAAAGTTTAGTTGAAGAAAGTAGATTCTATGAAGACCATGACCAATGTCCAACATGCGACCAAGAGATTGGTGAAGAAAAGAAAGAAGAAAAAATATCCTATATAAAGAATAAAGCAAAAGAAATACAAACTGCAAAAGAAGACTTATCTAAGAATATTTCTGAATTAAGAACTGAACAACAGGAAGTATCTAATAGCTTAAATAAGTTAAGGCAAAAACAACAAAAGATTAATTCAAATAATGATGCTATTGCTTTACTACAAAAAGAAGTTGATAAGATTCAAAAAGAAATTAATGGCTTACAAGGTCAAACGGGCGATGTATCAAAAGCAAAGAAAGAGTTAAATGCTTTAAGAAAAAGTAAAGATAAGTCAACTGAAAAGAAGCTTGAATATGTAGAAGAAAGAACTTATAATGAAGTCATAGGTGAAATGCTTAAAGATACTGGTATTAAAACTAAAGTTATTAAGCAATATTTACCAGTGATGAATAGATTAATCAATCAATATTTGCAAGTACTTGACTTCTTTGTATCGTTTCATTTAGATGAAAACTTTAATGAAACAATAAGGTCAAGACATCGTGATTCGTTTAACTATGCATCGTTTTCAGAAGGAGAGAAACAAAGGATTGACTTGGCTCTTCTCTTTACCTGGAGACAGATAGCTAAAATGAAAAACAGTGCAGCATCGAATCTATTGATATTAGATGAAACATTCGATTCAAGTTTAGATATCGATGGGGTAGATAACCTAACTAAAATACTCGATACGCTTGACGATGGTAGTAATGTCTTTATTATATCTCATAAAGGCGATGTATTAGAGAACAAATTTAGAAGCAAAATTGAGTTCTTTAAGGAAAGAAATTTCTCAAAAATCAAATAATTTTACCCTTCACACGAAGAAAGGTGATAAGAGTGCGAACTTTTTTCACTTTTTTTCACAAAAATCGTTTACATTTGCGTTGAACTATGGTATAATATACATATATTCAGGATAAGGAAACAACATGATTAAACACAAAAGCACTCTCGCGAAACTAATGGCTAGAGAAAACATTACCGTGCAATATGGTAATTATCAAACTGCATGGTTTGATATCAAAAACCGAGTGTTAGGACTCCCTATGTGGAAGGACATGGGTAAAGACGTATCTGATTTATTAATTGGTCATGAAGTAGGACATGCATTGTTTACACCTTTCGAAGGTTGGCATGATAGTCCTGAAAAACTAGAAGGATGCCCTCGTTCATATATCAATGTTATTGAAGATGCTAGAATTGAAAGACATATCAAAGAAGCATATGTCGGTTTAGTTGGTCCTATGTCAAGAGGATATAAGCAATTGTTTGATGATGGTTTTTTTGGAGATACAGAGTCCCTCGATTGGGATAAAGTAAAGTTGATTGATAAAATCAATTTGAATGCTAAAGTAGGGAATCTAT